TTTTGTGTTGGCGTAAAAAGCAGAACCTTTAAAAACAGCTACATCGTGGGCTATTGGCGGCTGCTCGTTTGACTGGAGAATTCCTTCGCCTGTAACTGGATTTGTGTATAAAAACAAACCACCCAGTCGAAAAGTTTCTGGGGCTACGTCAAGATAAGTTATTGTTGCTGGGATTGGATTTGAGTTTTCGGCAACCGGAGCTTCTGCAATTTTCTGGAATTCTTCGCCTGGGTCGATGTCGTTAAGCGTTAATCCGTCGGCTATGGTAATTACTGCTGTGCGGTAGATTTCGTAAAAATACTGCTTGTCGTTGTCATTTGCGATTTGAGTTGGGACAATAAAGGACAGGTTAACGTTTGCCGGAGTTCCGACAGCCGTTTGCCCGTCAAGCACAGTTGAAACCTCAATCAATTCCGGAGCTGGAGGAACCACTGTGATGTTGCCTTTTGAAGCATTAAGTACGTTTCCGCCATCCCTGTTTGTAACAGTGACTTCCGTGGTTGTGGCTTGAACTTCAACGTCAGAAACAAGAGAAATCGTTTCGGCAATTTTAGCCATGTACGTTTCTTTTGTTTTGCTGGAGATTTTGTATATCGGAACTTCTTGCAAGTCCCTTCCAACAAGGCTTGTATCAGTTGGGGGTACGTCTTCTCCAGAAATATTAAACCAGCAAGCAAATTTATTAGTTGGCGTGTCAAATGTAAAGTAGTGGCTGTTATTTATTCCGCTGTAGATATTTCCAGTTCCTGCAATGTCTGTCATTGTAATGGCAGTTCCGCCTATCGTTGCAGATACTCCAAAATCGTTAGGATTTACATTAACTACGAAATAATCCGTTCCAGCAGACAGCTCTTTTGGAATTGTTCCATAGAATCTAACTTTAGTTCCGGCTGTATATCCGTGGGCTGTTATTAGAAATTTATTGCCATCCACAGCAGTTGTTGAATCGAATGACTTATGAATTCCTGCGCCAGCCGTGGTTACTGCTATTGTAAAAGATTCGCCAACATTAATATCTTGAGAAGTATTTGTTACAACAAAACGTGAGCTTGGAACTCCGCGGATAATGTTTCCGTTCGCATCTTTCTTAGCCCAAAGAACTTTGTAAGCAACCTTAGATTGAGCTGGTAAAAATCCAGCTGCGTTTGGAACAACGACACCTTCCACACCAAGCGCTTTCACCGCACCGGCATTTGTAATGAAACCAGAATCGGTTGTGAAATCGTCGGCAGTTCTAGCTGAGATTTTCTTAATCCCCTCGCTGGAGGTAAAATACAAGTTAGAGTTAAGCTCGAAATACTTAATTCTTAGGCGCTCGACTAATTCGGAATAGGCTCCGGAAAAGTTAAGGAAGGTTCCGTTTCCAGTGGAGTCAAAACTTAGCTTGTTTGTGAAATGGCGAAGAATGCGACCTTTGTAAGTCAAAAGCTGCTTTACAACACTATCGTCGTCTGTTTTATTTCCAAACTCGCCAAAGCCTCTGCGGCTCTGCACTGTGTTGTCGAAATCAATAACGCAATTATCTAGGATATCTGCTGCACCGTCTGGTTTTGCGAGTTCATTCGGACTGGTTACGAGGCCTCGGTTAATTGTTAAAATTGCCACGAATTACCACCTTCTGTTTCGTCTTCCTAGCGTATTCAGCGTATTGACAAGTGGAGAATGTCTTGATTTGATTTTCTGAGCAGCGCCTTCGACTCTGTTATCCAGAAAAGTCCCAGCGTCTTGCTCCATTTTAGCAAGCTTTCGCTCAGCCGATTGCTTGTTTTGCTCGTCGCCCATTGCCTCAAGGCAAGAAACAGCAACTCTCTGTGCGAGGATTGGATGAAGCTCTGTTGGAATATTCGGCACAAACGTTTCTTCTGCTAAGTTAATGTAAGACCCAACTACAACTTCAGAAACTTCTTCTTCGGCAAAGCTAATTTCTTTTGACAGCTGGTTAATTGCATTAACTCTTGCGTCATAGTTTAAGATTTTATTCGGGGAAATGTTTTGCACAAAGTCAAAGTGAAAGCTGGATAAAAATGCAGTTGGGAGAGAATCCAGCCTAAACTTTTTCACTCGCAGAGCTAAGGCAAAGGAGCCTGAGATAATTCCTGCAGAAGTAGTAGTAATTCCAATAGAATAAAAATTTGGATCAATAACAGATACTTCATGGAAGCCGTCCACGGAAGGAATTGTTCCTGTGCCAGAAATTAAAACTAAATCTCCGCTTTTTAACCCGTGGTTGGGACATTCAAAAACTGTGGGACTTCCAGCTGTAATGTTAATAATGGAGCCAGACTTCGGAGTAATCTGGTTAATTTCTTCTGTCGTTACAATTTCCAAAACTGTAGCGCCCTGACTTTCCGCCACAAGATGGTTTGGACGCATGTAAAAATAAAATCTCAGCTTATTTCCAATATTTACGTCGAAGTTAGTAATAACAACGTCGTTATTTTCCAGGTAAAAGCCGCGGGTATTAATGTAAGTTGTTGTATTTGTGAAGTCGGAGATTTCGTTCAGAGAATAGCGGTGCATTTCAAAAACGTTGTCATTTTCATCGACAAGAGCTAAGTCTCTTAATTTATTACCGTGTGCTCGTGCCGGAATTGGGTAACGCTTACGACCTTCTTCCAGCTCAACCTCAACGTAGTAAATTAAATGCTCTTCGTGCATTCTTTGAATTAACGGCACAAGCCCGATATTGACTTCCTCAGTGGCCATCTCCAACAAATCTTCGTCGGTGAAAGTTTCCTGGGAGTTGGGTATAAAGGCGCGACGCTTAATACTACGTATCAAGTCGCCCGTTCTCAGAATGCTGGACATTTTAAAATCCTATTATTTGCCGAGCTTTTGCTTCAGCATTTCGTACATGGCTTCCATTTCTTCTGGAGACATTTCCGAAAGCTCGTCTTCTGCTTCCATTTCAGGAGACTCTTCTTCCATGTCGTCTTCCATTTCCTTCTCTTCTCCGCCCTGCTTTGACTTGAGCTGCATAAGCTTCTCAGCCATAGAAAGACCCTTTTCAAGGCCTTCTGGAGAATCAGACATTACAGAAACTTTTTTCATGCCCTTTTTACCAAGCATGTCTTTCATTGGAGAGTACATGTCGTCCGACATTTCCTTTGAAAGTTCTTTCAGCATTTCAGCCTTAGCTTTTGCTTTCTTTTCCATAGTTTATAGCTCCTTATTGCTACATAATATAAGGGTGTTATTTGGCAATTTATTGATTTTTTATTGACTTAAGTAAAATCGAGGGGTTATGTTGATATAAAAAAAGCCCCCGCCGAAGCGAGGGCTAGTTAAAATTAACCTGGGAGAATTTCTATTTTGGAAATAGAAAAGCTTGTCTGTCCTGCTTTTTCAGGAGCCATGCCATCGTTATCCCAAATGCCAAGGTTATAGTTTGTGTCTAAACGTGCCTCAACAGGAACATCAACATATCCGTTAGTGGTAAAGCTATCTACAACTTGTGCGCCAGTCAAGACGCCTTGTGTATAGCCATAACCACCCCTAGCTCCCATAGTAAGGCTACTTACTGCGAGAGTGGAGAAAGAGTTGAAATAAACTCTCATTTTGTAAATACCCGTGTCTACAAGTGGCGGCTGGGCAGCTGCCTCGTTAAGGGTAATATTGTAAATAATCCCGTAAACATAGAAAGCACCAGCACGATCAAGAATCAAATTATCAAGTACTATGGTAGTATTAAATTCCAATGTCGGGCTGATTACGGTGAAATCCCCAGGATCGCTAGTAGATAAAATAGCTGAGCTACCAAAAGAAACATCCCAATCAGCGGCAACTAAGTTATTTCTGTAGATTTCTAAAAAGCCCCCGTCAAAATCAAGAATCTGAACTTTTTGAATCTGGAATAGGTCACGAGCCTTTTCAGAAACAAGAAAAATTCCAGTTGGCGAACTTTGGGATGCGTCAAATTCTACAACTTCATACTGGGAGCCGGTTGAGCTTTTGTAAATGACATTAACTCTGAACCAGTTATCCGAATTGGAAAAATAAGAGTCGGCAACAATAAGCGGATGCAAAAGCAACTCAGCTTTGTTCAGCGTAAAAGTGGCTGGAGAGCCTTTTACCACTGTAGGTTTTGTTATAATACTCATAATAATCCTTTAGATTTTAATAATCAGTCTGAGGTTGGAGTTAGTGTCTGGATTTGGTAGGTTAAAGGTTGTAGAACCGTTACCAGCTCCATAGGTCGTTCCAATAACTGCAAATAAAGCTGAGTAGATTCCTCGACTAACCGCAGAACCGTCGCAAAAAATATATCCAATTGGAGACGTAGTTCCTGCGTAAGTGTGGATTGTACCTACTGGTACATTTTGAATCATACCCTTAACGTCGTAAATCTCGTCATTTAGATAAGACATGACGGAATTATAAACAGACGTATCTGAAGCTTGTCTTGCAGATTGTTCAGCACTAATTTTAGAATCTGTATAAGATTGCGCACTTTGTAAGGTTGAGGAATCTCCAGCGCTTCTTAAAGAGGCCTCGGAAGAAATAGCAGCTTGTCTTGCAGATTGCTCGATGCTAATTTTAGAATCTGTATACGCCTGTGCAGAACTTAGCGTAGACGTATCGCCACTGGCCCTATTTGCAATTTCAGTATCAAGCTTTGCGTCAACAGCTTCAATTTCGCTAATAACTTCAGACTTTTTAAGATCGGTATAAGCTTTAAGCGGAGCTTCGAGGGTCGAAGCTTTAATTGACTTCGACTCTCCATTAGTGCTAACATAAAGCAAATCATCTGCGTTTAAACTTGTGACCTTTTCGGTCAATTCACTTAATTTTTTATTCACATTAACCTCGTTTGTATTATTCTAAAACTAAATAACTTCCAGAATCCAACAAAAAGTTAGACCCGTCTTCCAACAATAACACAAACTCATCACTTTCCGAGTTGCTTGTAAGTTGTACATCAAAATGTGCAGTATTAAGATCGCTTCTATCAATCTTTAAAACTTCACCGTCCAAATCAACAATTATCAGCGTCTGGACAAGAAATTCGTCACGGGCTCTTTCTGACGCACTAAAGGTTCCACTTTGAAAATTATCACCCGAGTCAAAATTAACAAGGATTTTTTGATTACCTTCGGCGCTAGAATAAGCAATATATACATCTTTCCAGATTGTGAAATCAGCAAAACGAGTGCCAGCTACAACGTGGTTGCTAATTAAGTTTGTCTTAAAAAGCGTAAACGTGGCTGGAACGCCCTTGAAGATTACACTTGGTTTTGATATAATAGCCATAAGCGTCCTTAAAAAAAGGAAAGGAGGCCGTAGCCTCCCTTCCCATTTAGAAATTAGTAGTAGAAAGTAACGAAGATTTCGTCGCCTTCTTCGATCGCTTCCATTCCAGCAGAGCCGAAAGAATTGATCCAGGTAAGACGAGTCTTGCCGCCAACAACGCTAACAGTGTAGTCTTCGTCTTTGTGAGCACCGAGACGATTTACAAATACTACCAGAGAGTTAGCAACAACTTCTCTTTCAAGATCAACATAAGAGAACTCTGTAGTGATAACAATCTTCTGCTTTCCGAAAGTCTTAGCTTCCAGAACGTCAACGCGTCCGCTCAGAGCTTGTTCAGCAGACTGGGCGCGTGAAGTTTCGGTGGCAAGAGCGAGTTCGAGAGCAGTGATATCACCTTCAGCAGTTGTAATTCTAGTCTCAAGACCAGAAATGTCTGCGTCAGAGTTAAATACCTGAGACTGGAGTACAGAAATATCAGACTCAGTTTCAGCTACGCGATCTTCGAGAGCGTTAATTTCGCTCTGGAGTCCTGCGTCACCAGCAATACGTGCAGACTCTTCTGCAGTAATGTTGTTCTGGAGTGTAGTGTCGGCAGCTGTGCGGTCAGAAACTTCCTGAGAAATCTGTGACTGGAGGCTAGACTCAACAGCCATAGCTCTAGAAACTTCAGAGTCGATTTGGCTCTGGAGGGAACCTTCAACAGCCATAGCTCTTGACATTTCTTCGTCAACATCAGCTTGACGATCAGAGATTTCCTGAGAAATTTGAGCCTGGAGAGAAGACTCAACAGCCATAGCACGAGACATTTCTGCATCGATGTTAGACTGGAGAACGCCTTCTGCAGCAGTTGCACGAGAAACTTCTGCGTCAATGTTACCCTGGAGAACGAGGTCTGCAGCAATTCTGTCAGAGATTTCCTGGCCGAGGGCAGAGCTAGAGCCTGTGCCGAGCGCGGAAATAGCAGCTTGCAGATCGGAGTCAGCCTGTTGGAAAGCAGAAACAACTTCTGTGAGGGAGTCGAGAGCTGCTGGGTCAACGTTGCTGAGGATGTTGTTGATCTGGCCCTGGAGGTCAGAAACTTCGCCATCAACGTAGTTTTTAGTTACAGGATCGGCTTCGAGAACGTCGAGGCGGTCGCTGAGAGACTGGTCGCCAGCAATACGGTCAGAAACTTCCTGAGAAAGTTGGCTTTGCAGAGAGCCTTCAACGCCCATAGCGCGTGACATTTCTGCATCGATATTGCCCTGGAGGACAAGGTCGGCAGCTTCACGAGCAGAGACTTCAGAAGTAATCTGGCTCTGGAGGGAACCTTCAACGCCCATTGCACGAGACATTTCCGTGTCAATATTGCCTTGCAGAACGAGGTCGGCAGCAATACGAGCAGATTGCTCAGAATCAATGTTACCCTGAAGAACAGTGTCGGCAGATGTACGATCGGAAACTTCTTGAGAAATCTGAGACTGAAGGCTTCCTTCAACTCCCATTGCTCTTGACATTTCAGAATCGATGTTACCCTGAAGAACGAGATCAGCCGCAATGCGAGCAGATTGCTCTGTGTCAATGTTGCTCTGGAGAACGCCTTCAGCAGACTGAGCGCGAGAAACTTCAGCAGTGATTTGGGACTGAAGGCTTCCTTCAACACCCATAGCACGAGACATCTCGGAGTCAATGTTACCCTGGAGGACAAGGTCAGCAGCTATGCGCTCAGACTCTTCTGTATCGATGTTGCCCTGGAGAACGAGGTCAGCTGCAACGCGATCAGAGACTTCCTGAGAAAGCTGAGACTGGAGTGAACCTTCGACAGCCATGGCGCGTGACATCTCAGAGTCAATGTTTGACTGGAGAGTTGAGTCAGCGGCAATGCGGTCAGAAACTTCTTGATTGATCTGTGTCTGGAGGGAAGAATCTGCAGCGATACGGTCAGAAATCTCTTGACCGAGAGCAGAGCTTGATCCAGTTCCGAGAGCTGAGATTGCGCCCTGGAGATCAGAGTCGGCTTGCTGGAAAGCAGCTACAACCTCAGAAAGAGAGTCCAGAGCTTCTGGATCTGTGTTGCTGAGGATGTTGTTGATTTGATTCTGGAGAACTTCGTCAGCAGCAATACGAGCTGATTCTTCAGCGGATACTGCAGAAATTCTGTCAGAAACTTCCTGAGAGATTTGCCCCTGGAGTGAACCTTCAACGCCCATTGCACGAGAAACTTCAGACTGGAGGTCGGTAGAAAGCTGGGTATCGCCAGCAATTCTTGCAGACTCTTCAGCAGTGAGTGCAGTTTGGAGGAGTGAATCCCCAGCAATACGTGCAGACTCTTCTGCTTCAACTGCCGCTTCAAGTTCAGAGCGGAGTGTGTCTACGCTAGTTTTAAAAGCAAGTTCAGAACCTTTTGACATTACTTCGCCGTTGGCACCAAGCTTGAGAAGTTCTACTTCTCCAGCAACGGTTTCAACGCGGAGTGATTGACCATCAAGAAGTTTAATCTTCGAGCCGTCTACAGCATCGTTCCGAATAAACTTCTTCTTAATTTGTTGAGCCATTTGCTCTCCCCTTTTTGTTTAGTACTGGATAATCAGTACGTCTGTTTCTTCTAAGAATCCGTCCAACCCAAGATCCCTCCATGAAATTTTATTTCCTTGAACTATAAAATCTACACCATTAATTTGTGGAATTCCGCCATCGATATTAAGAATCACTGCGTCAGGAACTAAGGGTGTTTGCTCTAGTGTCACGAATTTATTTTCTATGTCTTGTTGAGTTAAATCAATTTGTTCGACGATAAAACCAGAAGTTTCTCCAACAAGAAAACCTCCAATGGTCGAACCGTCTCCGCCATAGAAAGCTTTTTGGTCAATGTCATAAACCAACTCACTAACTTCAAGAGTAAGTGTATTTCTTTGCGCTGTTGTAACCTTCGGTGCTTTAAACATCGCCATCGTAAACCCTCATACCTTGATCTATCTGGGACGGGCTGTCGTCTCTGCTTCCTAAGTCAATGCTTAGATCAGCATCCAACACATCACCCATATCAATATCTCCGACATTCTCAGTGATAGTAACTGGCTGAACCCAAAAAACATCACCTATAAATGGATCGAATTTCCAAGGCATCACAGCCTCGTCTTTTGAATCGACACAATTTGTTTTCTAGTCGAGTCGGAATACGTCACCAGCGTTTCTTGAACTGGGACCGAATCTTTTTTATACGTGTAAAGCTCTTTATTTTCTGCTGGAAAAGTCGTTGCGATTTCATCCCAGCTAACTTCAACGTTTGTCGAACTTAAATCTTCCTTAAGCTCAAACTGCCCAGAAAATACATTAAAAATGTAATTCTTTAAAACTTGGCCTTTGTAAATTGGATCTTGCCCGTCGTAAGAAATGGAAATGGAATTGATAAGCTCCTGCTTTCCTGGGGTATTAACCAACGCAAAGCCTGTCCCAAAATCCTGAGAGTTCGTAATAATGCCAAACTCTGAGGCGGAAATTTCCACAACGGCGTTATTTCTTGTCACAACAAAATCTGTTTTATGAAGCGTGTTTAAAACCAAAGCAATAGCCATTGCAATAACTAAAGCATCGTCGTTTCTGTTAATTGGAATTTCAATTGCAGTTGACCCAGCTACAACCGGGGCGCTTCCAGAATCATCGACATTAAACCACAAATGGAACGGCTTGTTATCTGGAGCTGAAAAAATCTTAATGTACTTGTTTTGCAAAGAACCGTCTAAGTCTGAAACACAGCCGATGGTAGTTTTGTGTGCTTGCGTTCCTCTAAAATAAGAAACTTTAGATGGAAGGTTATTTCCAGTATACTCAACGCGAAAGTGCGTGTAAAATTGGCTTACGACAGAGCGGGAATCTGATACGCGAAGTGTCTTTCCATGAAAGTCATGAACTTCTTTAAATATCTGCCCGGTGTCATAAAAACTGGAATTTTTTGTGTCAGACATTGAAAACCTCTGTAATATAAGGGTGTTAATTCGCCCTATACAGAAGTTACAGTTGCCCTAAACTTCATTGTTCCAGATACAAAACCGGCGTAACTACTTGAAGTATATTGGATTTGCCCTGCATTTGTAATGCTAAAGCTAATTCCCGTGTTATCCCCGGTCGAGCTTACAGAAAAATCCCACTCCGAGCCTTTCTGAATTCCATTAATTTCAAACATTTCAAAAAGGTCAGCAGTTGCGTCAATTGTAACAGAGACGACAGCTTTAAACGACCTAACCGAAGCATTAGCAAAAGCAAAGTTTGTAATGTTTTCTGGCGTTACTTGTGAATTAGAAAACGAGTAAGTTCCTTGCGTTATATCGCCCGACACATCTCCTGCCGAAACAAGTGCGTCAACTTGAGCTTTTGTGTAATAACGAATATCGCCACGAGCGTCGGTGTGATATTGAATGTGGTCGTCGTTTCCAAGGCCGGAAAGAAGGCCGTGCGTCGTCGCTTCTCCAGCTGGGGTGTAAAGCTGCGTTCCTCTAAAATCAACATAAGGAGCGCCGTTACTAGAACGAACAACCGCATTTGGAATATTTGTAAAAGCTTCGTTTGTCTGGAAAATAACCGAACCAATTGCTACGAATTCAGCAAAAGGAAGTCCAGATAAAGTAGTGATTTCAGATGACGCAGCAATTCTCGCCGCTGGAATATTTGTGTATTTCGCAATGCCTTGAATTCCCACAACTGGAGTTTCTTTGTCGTTTGTAGCAAAAAAATGCACAAGAACAAAGTTTTGTGTCCCTGCCTCTGTAAGCTGCCAAGAACCGCTCAGGAATTGGTTAAATGGAATTCTACCATTAGCCCCAGTATATCCAGCAGTGCCACTGTAAATCAAAGGATAAGCGTCTGCAGCTTTCTTTCTCCAAAGCTGTCCTTGCCTGTAAAGAATTGGAATTTGAAGCTGGGTTGGGCTTGTCAGAACTAAATCTTCGTCCCTAATTGTGCCTTCGTCTGCGTCAAACTGAGCATGTGCGGCTAAAGACCCATCGCCGTCTGGGGTAAAGTTTTCAAGGGCTAATCCGGACAAATAACGCGCTCCAAAAACGGTGTGGAGATAACTATGCGTTTCTCCGTCCATCTGCAAGCCGTGTCTTTCTTCAGCAAAATAACTATGTGAATTTGTATCGGTATTCCAGTAAATAATTGAAATTAGGGCGTTATCTTTGAAAAGCGATGGACCAGCTGTTTGAGTGCTGGAAAGAACTCCAGAATCGTTGTAATAAATAAAGTGGTTTCCAGCCAGGTTAGGAATTTGAATAGACTCAGAAGCCGTTTTTGTAAACCTAATGCCTTTTACATAAACTTCAAACGAAGTTGTAGTTGGGGCAATTGTAAAAGTCCTGTCTGGGCCAGCGTCGCTAAAGCTTGTTGTCGAGTCTAGCAGGTTTGGAAACCCAGTAGGCTCTTTTGTTAAAGTGTTTTGTGCTTCCCTTCTGTCAGCAAGCTCGTCCAGATGTGCTTTGATTGTCGAGCCGTCGGCAATATCCCAGTAAGCGGGAGTTCCTTGTTGATTAGCTAAATCATCAGAATCTAAAACGACAACCTGAGTTTGGCCGTTAACAGAAAGTACCGGAGCTGGAGAAATCTCAACGTAAACGCTTCCAGACCAACGATACGTTAAGTTTGTATCCAAAGCTACGTAAATTTTACCAGCCTCGCCAACTGGAGGAAATGCTGCAAGATTAGCATATTCCTCAACGTCGTCAACGTAACTTGGCAGGTATGTTGCGTCAATCTTAGACGAGCTGTTGAGTGGCGCGACTCCACTCGGAGCGCCTTTTTCTGTCGTGGAAATTTTTGTAGCTAAGCCAGAATCAACATAGCTTTTTACCGCGTTCTGAGTCGGGTAAAGCGTGTTGGAAGTTCCTAGAGCTGTGTTTGTGCTTTTATTTGCTACGTCTTCTTTTAAACTTAAATCCAGCTGAGAAGCAACACGAATTCTTAAATCAAGCTCGTGCTTTACTGGGTTAGAAAAAAGTCCCAGCGTTTCAACCATATATTGAACTTGGTTTACAGAAGCTCCAGACTGAGAACCGAAAGAAACTGTAAGAATTTGCTCAGTTGGAAGTTTGTCACCAATTGACAAGCCTGGAATTAACGCAAGGTTAATTCTTGGAAGCCCTGGATAAACTGGCGGATTCTCGCCCGCATAAACTAGATATTGCTTTCCAACAACTGGAGTCGGTGTCATTGGCCCATCATACACAATTCTTGAATGAGCAAAGCCTGGAATTGCATCGCCAGTTCCAGTTGGAACCGTGTAAATTGCAACAATTGGAGCTGCTCCTCCAGAAACCGCATCAAAGGTCATAACGGCGTAGGCGGATTTGAAATCGCCAAGCGTCGTAGGCCCTTGGTTTATTCCGTCAAAGTAATACCAGTTTATTTTTTGGCCAGCTACGGAGTTTTTAAAATACCAGCCGTCGCGAATTAACGCCGAAGGATCTTTTACCCCAGGCTGTCCGTCAGCATAAACCTGTGCGTTATTTTCATAAGCGTATACAGTTACAACGCCATCTCTATCTTCAACCGGGTCAAGCCTTGCGTCCAGCGCATTTAAAGCCGTTTGTGTGGCTGTAGAAATTGGCTTGTTTAAGTCGCTTGTGTTGTCGACATTGTCAAGACCAACATCAATCTTATCCAGGATGACAGCGCCTTGTCTTCCTGCCACAGATTGCACAGGCGCAGCCGCAGAAGCCCCCGCTGCATCCACATACCCCGCTGGGTTAGAAGCGTCGTATTTCAAATCTAGCGCGTCCTGCGTGGCATCTGAAACTGGCTTGTCTGCGTCGCTTGTATTGTCAACTTGGTCGAGGCCAATATCGCTCTTGTCCAGAACAACTGCCCCAACTTGAGTATTAACCGAAGTTACTTCCGACGGGGAAATTTCAACGTAGCTTCCGCCAGTCCATTTGTAAATCTTTTTTGTGTCAAGAGCTAAATAAATTACGTTTGACTGTCCAATTGGAGGAAAAGAACCAGCCGTTGCGTATTCGGAAATTCCCCCGCCTCCGCCGCCAGTAACTGAAATGTAGCCAAGTCGTATAGCGGTATGTGCCATTTTTAGTGCCTTTGTTTTCCAGCGTAGAAGATTCTTGTAACGTCAATCGAGCCAGCTGCTACCGCAACTTTAACTCGGGCATACAAAGCTCCAGAACCAGCAACGTCCCAAATGTGGGAGCCTGACGCGTCTGAAATTGCTTGTGCCGATTCAGTTATGTCTGCGAAATTAACATTGTCTGAGGAAATCTGCAAAACGAAAGTCATATTCGGCGAACTTCCATTCTGGTAATTGATTTGAATAGAAAACTCATCTTCGCGATTGTCAAGAGGAAAAGAAGGAGAAACCCAGTCAATGTTGACAGTTTCCGTTCCTTCCAAGATTTCTTTCAGACGTATTGCGTCAAGTATAGTTCCTATGGTAAACCCCCATGAAATTTGTTTGATTTTTTTAAGTTTTCAGTAGCCGTTATTATTTGTAAATTCCAAGGTACATGAAGTCCACAAACGTTTTTTCCTTTTAAAGGAATGATGTGATCGACGTGATGCTTAACACCTGTTTCAATACTTAATTCTTGAGATTTTTTATATATTAACTCTATTTCTTTTGAATATGATACAAATGCTTTAAAAGATGATAATTTTAAAAATCTACGTTTATTTTCATTTTTTGCATGTACAAATTTATTTCTAGGATATTTTTTTCTATAATACTTACAACGTTCCAAATAAAACTCTCTATTACTTTCATAGTTTTGCTTTGCTTTTAAACGAATTTTATCTTTATTTTTTATATAATTTTCTTTTTGTTTTTTTAATATATGTTCTTTGTTTTCATGATATTGTTTGTTTTTACAACTTTTACAAATAACACAAAAATCGCCTTTTCCAGTAACTGCATTTTCTTTAGTTAATAATTTTTTACACTTAGAACATTTATTAACATTACAAAATGTATTTAATTTATAAACTTTAAATCCATTAATAATATCTGACGCTTTTCTTTTATAATTAAATGTACTCTTAGTCATATTAAAAAACTTCAAAACTTCAGATACTGAAGAAAAGATATAGCATACGCTATCATTTTCCAAGCATACTGTTTTTTGTTTTTTATTATAAACGTACACGTTATTCCTCTTTTTTGTCGCTCGTAAGTTTTCTTCCGAAATAAAGCCCCGCACAGGCGTAGAAAAATTGCAAAGCGTTATCAACGTCAACGCCATCAACAAGCCTAGCAATTTTATTTATTAAACCAAAAATAACCAGCCCAGAAGAAACAACAAGCAAGCTGAATGACGCAGATGGCTGCTGCGTTACCGGGTCGCGGAACACAACCACTGGAATTCCTTTCTTCGTGCAGAACTCAATGAGCTTGTCCCGAAATTCCTTAAGCTTTTTCACCGCTTGCCTTTTTTCCAATCTTCAAAGCTGTAAACTTTGGCTGTAACAATTGTCGAGTCGTCGTAAAGCTTCGGCAAAACTCGTAGGTATGACCGATAAGCTCTGTATTCTTTTCTCTGCTCTGTGTCAAGCTCACAATCCGCAAGCTGTGTCCAGTCAGTTTCTTGCAGGAATTTATTGCGTCTTTTTCGAAAAAGCCCCCACAAATCTTCTATACAATCTGGGGAGGCTTCCTCAATTTTTAGCTCAATTCCGTCCGTTAATCTAAAAAACCTAACAATTTTATCTTTTACAAGCTCAGTTTTTTCGTCTATCACAAACCTTTGCTTTTCCGGCGTGAGGTCTTTTTCTTCTATCCAGCTGGAAATTCCGTTCCAGTGTCCAAAAGCTAAATGATAATCCCGATAGAGTTGAGCCAACTCTGAGGTTTCAAACTCATGCACCTGCTCAGTGTCGCCTTGACGAACAATAAGCTTGTGCATGAGCTTTTCCTTATCTTACAATGCGTTCGCGAGCCGCTTGCCTTTCGCGGAGGAGTTCTCGGAACTCTTCCTCAGACAGGCTTGTGGCAAGTCCAAGTTCCAGCTGGTCGCGATGACGCAGAACTTTCCAGTCAGACTCATCGAGAAACTTCTGAGCTTCTGCATTTGCTTTTTCTTGCTCAAGCTTAGCAGAAAGATCCTCAATTTCCACTTCGTAGCCTGGAAGCTCAACTTCCTGCTCTTCGAACTGAGCCGGGGAAATTTCTTCGCCGTCTTCGCCCAAAACAGCTGGGGAAACTTCCACCTGCTGCTTCAGAACTTGCTTTTTCTGGCCAAAACTTCCCATGCCTTCGTGATAAGCAAGCCATTGATCAGCCTCCTCCCTTGTCGGGAAGGAGGCTTGGTTAGTA